CTACTACCACCACTTCGACAACTGCCCAAGCAGATTCTACCGTCGTAGCTGGTGCTGGTTCACACATCGTGATCGATCGCCCACCCCTAGTCTAACTGACGAGTCCTCAATGGACGAAACCGCAGAGATGCGGTATTAGACAACATACATGGTGTATACGTCTCAACCTGAAATGGAGTAATACTATGTCACAGAATCAACACTTCGTAATCAAAGCTATCATGGGTGCAGACCCAGTCATCGGTGTAACAGCCAGTGAGATCGCTGAGAAATACAATGTGAAGCATGTCCCACAAGTTGTATCTCAACTTCGTGAGCGTGGTCATAAAGTGTTCACTACAATGCGTGGTGGTAAGGCATTCTACTCGTTACCGTTTGGTACACGAGACCAAGAAGCTAAACTAACTAGCGTTCAACGAGCAAACTTAGAGACAGCTGTTCAGCTTCGTCAACTGTTTGCTTAATCCACAGCCCTTCCTAACTAACGACTAGGTTGGGCTTTTTATGCTTTACCATTATTCGAGAGGAAATCAATAAATGGCAGATCGTTTGGAAAGAATCACATCGCCCAAGGGCATTGCAATGTACCCATGGCTTACACGACCAGATACTAAATGGAGTCCTGAGGGAGTCTATAAGATTTCATTATCTGTTCCCAGTGATGACAAAGAAGTGCAAGAGTTCTGTGACAAGGTTCGAGAGAAGTTCACAGATGAGTTTGGGAACAAGAAGATTGCAAAAGCAATTTTCCCATTCAAAGAAGACGAAGAGGGTAACACGATTATCACCTTCAAATCTAAGAACCTACCTCGCCTGTTCAACTCTAAAGGTCAACCGATCAAGAATACGGATGACTTGAAGATTGGTGGCGGTTCTATCGTCAAGGTGAACGCTAGTATCAACCCATACGACAAAGGCATCAACACAGGTGTCGCACTGTACTTGAACGCTGTTCAGATTATCGAGCTCGTAGAGTTCGGCAATAAGTCCTTGTTTGGTGATGAAGGCGAAGGCTTCACAGTAGAAGATGACGTTGATAGCACTCCCACCAAGAAGGAAGTTCTGAATGAAGGCGAAGAAGCAGAGTTTTAAGCAAATTGGAGTGCGATATGGATTTCGCTCTGGACTTGAAGAGAAGATAGCTGAGCAATTGACACAGATGGAAATCCCATTTGAGTATGAGAACATCACTATCAAGTATCTAAAGCCAGCGAAAGCAAGTCGTTACACTCCAGACTTTGTCCTTCACAATGGCATTATAATTGAGACGAAGGGTCGCTTTATGGTCGATGACCGTCAGAAGCACCTTCTGATCAAGGAACAGCATCCAGACTTAGATATCAGATTTGTATTCACAGGCTCTCGATCTAAGATCAGCAAAGCCTCTAAGACTACATATGCGGATTGGTGCGACAAGCACGGATTCTTATATGCTGATAGATTTATTCCAGATGCATGGCTGTTGGAACCAAAGAAAAGTTGATTTACCTAGCCCATTCTTACGAGTGGGTTAGAGTGTTTCTAACTTGGAGAATTAAATGCAAGATAAAGAACAAGCAGAATTTCTACACCACACCTCGTGTGATGCGTGTGGGAGTTCAGACGCTAACGCTGTGTATGCAGATCAGCACACCTACTGTTTCGCTTGTGGCATCCATAAAAATGCTACAGGTGGCGTAGAGAAAGCAGCATCAAAGAAAGAAGTTGAGAAATCACTGAAGCCATTCTTAGAGTGGACAGTGAAGCCTCTATCTGCCAGATCCATTTCATTGGAGACAGCAGAGAAGTTTGGAGTTAAAGTAGGGAAGCACAACGGCAAAGTCGTACAAGCGTTCCCATACTACAAAGATGGCGAGTTGATCGCTGTCAAGTTGAAAGACCAACAGAAGAACTTTGAGATCATCGGTAATGGTGCTAAGTTACCATTCTTCGGTCAGAACCAAAAGTTGATCGGTCGTAAGATCGTTGTGACTGAAGGTGAGATCGACGCATTGTCTATGTCGCAGGTTCAAGGAAACAAGTGGCCAGTTGTCTCTGTACCTAATGGTGCACAGGGAGCTGTCAGATGTTTTCGTCAGAATCTAGATTGGCTTGAGCGATTTGAAGAAATCATTATCATGTTCGACATGGATGAACCTGGTCAAGAAGCTGCAAAGAAATGCGCAGAACTTCTGAAACCTGGTACATGTAAGATTGCTCATTTGCCTATGAAAGATGCGAATGAGATGCTCATGGCTGGTAGAGTCAAGGATCTTCAAGATGCAATGTGGGGTGCACAATCCTACAGACCAGATGGAATTGTGTCTGGTAAAGATCTGTGGGACGTTGTCAGTAGAGAAGATGTAATCTCCACCGTCGACTACCCATTCGAAGGACTCAACAGAATAACCCGTGGTTTACGACAGGGAGAACTTGTCACTGTAACTGCTGGTTCGGGTGTAGGTAAATCTGCATTCGTTCGTGAGTTAGCATGTCACCTCATCAAGAAAGAAGAGAAGGTCGGCATGATTATGCTAGAGGAGAATCCTCGTAGGACAGCTTTAGGATTGATGGGTATTGAGTTGAACAGACCTTTACATATCAGTCGTGCAGGTGTCACTCCTGAGGAATTCCGTAAGGCATACGACAAGATCATCGCCAACGACAATTTGTTTATGTATGATCACTTCGGTTCATCTGAAGTTGAGAACATGTTGAACAAAGTTCGATTCATGGCTAGAGGTTTAGAGTGTAAATGGGTGATCCTAGATCACTTGTCCATTCTAGTTTCTGGTTTAGGTGATGGCGACGAACGACGCATGATTGACAACGCTATGACTATGTTACGCACATTGGTTGAAGAGACAGGTATCGGATTGATTCTGGTGTCACATCTTCGCAGACCTATGGGCGAAGGGCATGAGAACGGAGCTGAGACTTCTTTGTCTCAACTGCGAGGATCAGCAGCGATTGGACAGCTCTCAGACATGGTGATTGGTCTCGAAAGAAATCAACAATCAGACAATGGAGATGCAAACGTAACAACCATCCGTGTGTTGAAGAATCGATTCACAGGCGAAGTAGGTAAGTGTGGCAAGATGTCATACGACCCATTCTCTGGACGACTCTCAAACTACACAGTAGCAGTAGATTCTATAGATGGATTTTAGACAACAGTTACTCTTTTAGGAGAACGTATTGAAATTAGCATTTGACATTGAGACTAATGGATTATATCTACAGGTGACAAAAGCACACTGTATGGTAATCCATAACGTGGACACTGACGAGATTAATAGTTATGTTGGTGACATGGAGATCAAAGAAGGTCTCAAACTGCTATCACAAGCAGAAGAACTAGTGGGTCATAACATTATTGACTATGACATCCCTGTTCTAAACAAACTATTCAAGTGGGAGCCAAATCCCGAAGTGAAGCTTAGCGACACTTTGATTATGGCGAAGTTAGCATATCAAGATATCAGGAATCACGACTTCAGAGTAAAGCCTGTAGGTCTAGAACCAGCAATGTATGGTTCGCACACACTGAAGGCTTGGGGTCAAAGGATCGGAGAGCATAAAGGCGACTTCGATGCTGGAGACTGGCAAACTTACTCCCCTGAAATGTTAGAGTATTGTATTCAAGACAACAAGACCACTGTACAACTGTATAAGTATCTAGTGTCTCAGAACATATCACCAAAAGCACTCGAGATTGAAACTAAGATGCAACAGACAGCTGTTCGCATGGAGATTAATGGTTTCACATTCAACGAGAAAGCTGCCTCCGAAATGTATGCCGATCTGGCAGAACAACGCGAGGAGATTCGCAAGAGTCTCGTGACAGTGTTCCCTACTCGAACTATCAAACGCACATCTGAGAAGACAGGCAAACCACTCAAAGACCAAGTCATTGAGTTCAATCCGTCATCTCGAGATCACATTGCGTACTGGTTCAAGAAGAACTACGACTGGAAACCTACAGAATTTACACCTAGTGGGAAAGCTGAGATCAACGAAGAAATTCTAAACGCTCTCGACTATCCCGAAGCCAAGAAGCTTGCTGTCTACTTTATGTTAGAGAAGCGTATTGGTATGTTAGGTGAAGGTTCTAATGCTTGGTTGCGTTTAGTTCGCAACGGTCGCATCCATGGTCGTATGAATGTTAATGGTGCACATACAGGTCGTGCTACTCATAGCTATCCTAACATGGCACAGATTCCTTCTGTTCGTAAACCATACGGCAAAGAGATCCGTCAGTTGTTCACAGTACCTGGTGGTTACAAACTAGTTGGTGTGGATTTGTCTGGTATCGAATTGCGTTGCTTGGCACATTATCTAGCAGCATATGACAATGGTGATTATGCCAATGAGATTATGCATGGTGATGTACACACACGCACAATGGAAGCAGCAGGTCTACCGTCCCGCGACGTAGCTAAGACTTTCACATACGCACTCCTATATGGAGCAGGCGATGCTAAGATGGGAGCCATCGTAGGTGGTGGAACCAAAGAAGGTAAATCGATGAAGCAGAAATTCTTCACAAGTTTGCCAGCATTTGGTACGTTCTCAGAGAAAGTTAAGAAGGCTTCAGAGCGTGGTTATGTTCTTGCTTTAGATGGTCGTAAGTTACCAGTTCGATCTGGTCATGGTGCGATCAACAGTCTACTTCAAGGTGCCGCAGCTATCATAGCTAAACAGTGGGTAGTTACTACTGAGAAGAACTGTGAGAAAGCGGGACTAGTAAACGGCAAAGACTTTTGGATTTCAGCGTTTGTTCACGACGAGCAACAGATCACCGTCAAAGAGGAACATGCTGAGTTGGTATCCAAGATTGCTGTAGACTCTGCACTAGAAGCTGGAGAGTTTCTTGGTGTTCGTATTCCTGTCGCAGCGGAAGCTAAGATTGGAAACGACTGGTACGAAACTCATTGAGGAGAAATTATGAGACTACAACATCTTAAGTTTTATCCTTCAGATTTTCAATTTGTACCAGACTTCGAGTTTGATCCTCCAGTTGAACGTTGGGATCCAAAGACAAACCGTAAGTTGATCGGAAGACCAACCAAAGGTTTTGGAACCTCAGATTTCTACTACGCTGGTAAGACTCTGAAGTGTTCACCGTGGGAGACCTCTCCAGTGGTGAGTGCAATCAAGAAAGACATTGAGGACAGATTCAACATCAAAGTTGAGTATGTGTTAATCGGACAGTACCCAGACGGCAAGCTAGGAATTCCCTATCATGTCGATGAGATAACAGGTCCAGATGATCTAATTATTAATCTAAGTTTCGGATCACCTAGATTGTTTAGAGTGAAATGGAATAGCGATGATATGGTAGATCATTACATAACTCAGAATGGTGAAATAATCCTGTTCGATGGTAATGCTAACAGTCTGATGCAACACGATGTCCCAGCTTTATCTAACGACAGTAGTATGAGATATTCGCTAACTTTCAGAACAGTAAATTTGGAGATTTGATATGAGCACATTTGTACAAATTCGAGGTGGAAATGCCTCTGGTAAGACTACAATCATCCGTAACTTGATCGAGAAGTATGGTCCTACAGTAGACACTTTACGACCAGCACGGTCTAAGACTGAGCGTGTGTTGTACAGTTATCTACCAAAGATCAACACCTACATCTTAGGTTCGTATCGAGTTATCTATGGCGGTCTCGACTCTCTCGAGAGTAAAGAAGAGACACAACGTTTGGTTGCAGAGTTATTACCGAAAGGTAATGTTATCTGCGAGGGAGTCCGTGCTACAGGTTCGATAGAGCCTTGGAAGGAATTCTTGAAGCCACAGTTGGATGCTGGTCATGATTGTCACATGGTGTTGTTGAACACTTCTGTCGACGTTATGATTGAATCCGCCATTGCTCGCACAGGTCGTACTGAGCCATTCACAGAACAGCAGATCGCTGACAGGCAGAATTATTTCCGCACTGTGAAGAAGCAAAGCACAACTTGGCGTGAGTGGGATAGTCGTATGAATGTATTGTACGATGACCGTGATAACTGCAACACCTATGTAGACAACCTCGTGAAGGAGTTCTGCAATGCAAGTATCAGTTAAGAATGCCCATGTCGGATTGCCACTAATGATCAACCATGCGTTGGACAGTGGCTTTCCACAGGCATCTCGTAATGGTCCTACATTAGAGTTTGATGGCATCACAACCATTGAATATCTAAAGCCTCTCGAACGACAGATCTTCTGTCCAATTCGTGATGAGAATCCATTCTTCAATTATCTTGAAGGACTGTGGATGCTAGCTGGTAGAAACGACTTATCGTTCCTCGCAAAGATTGTCAAGAATATGGCAAACTTCAGTGACGATGGTAAGACTTTCAATGCTGCGTATGGATTCCGTATGAGAAATCATTTCGGATTCGACCAGTTGAGAGAGGTTGTCAACCAGTTGCGTCAGAATCACGACACTCGTCAGGCAGTTGTTCAACTATGGTGTACA